GCACACCTGTGCCGTAATCGTTCTCCAAGTTGAATTGATTTGCAACAAACCAGTATCATAGGAACGCACGGCGGAGCAGTTTTTGTATGTTTCTGCAGGAGCAAGTTTGCAGTTCCGATGGGAATAACCGCTCTTGTAATTCCAGCCGACAGCCAGTGTTTGGCATCTGCTTTCACGCCACATAATATAAGAGAAATCCTTAACTGGAAGTCCGTGTTTTCTAAGCATCTTTTCGTATTGTGGGCAAGACTTTTCAGTTTTTACTGATTGCGATGACACCCGACCAGATGTTTTGGAAACTTTATTGTCTGGAAGTGGAAGTTCAGGAATAATTCCCTTCGTCGGGATGCCCCGCTTCTTCAAGAACTTGATGTGAGCCGCACGGGTTTTGAGACCATAGTCCCCGTCTACCTGTACATTCAGCAATGTTTGTAGGTCACGCACCATGATGCTGTTCTCATTGAGAGAGTATGGAACCTTTGCAACTTGCTTGAAGTCGTCATAGTGAAACAACTTTGGCTTGCGGGAACCAACACAGTGAAGTGCTCCCCAGCCATTGAATCCGACTGGGTATCTGTAGAACTCAAAGCGGGACGGGACTCCCTGGCGACGGGCCCAATCTGCGTCACGAACAGTAATTTGCAGGTACCCCTGAGTTGAGATTCGGTTGGCAACTACAATCTGCTCTGCTTTTGTAGCAAGGTGAGGAGACTTAGCGAACTCGTGTCCACCGTATCCATACCAAGTTGACTGAGCAATACCCAGTCCACCAGCCCAATTACCACCGTTTTTCCAGTCGCCATGGGTCTCGCACCAAGCGAGTTTGTCCCAGAACTTCTCAGTTGCTTTAGGCTTCTTTGTGAAAGTTAGAGAGTGCTTGAGGGCAACGCCAGTATTTACCCCCTCTACTGTCGTGACTAGAACAGAACTTTCGGGGTTCTCTTCAGCCAGTGCCACTGTGGGCACAAAAGTCAATAAAGGGATAGCAAAAGCCAGAAGGCGTTTCTTACTCAAAGGTTTCTCCAATGCTCGGCGGATAGGGCAACAGGCTGTTAACAGGCGCCTGCCTATGTCGTCGTCAGCGTTAACTGAGTACTACTATTTTATCAACTACAACCTCTGAGTCAAACCTTGTAAAACCCTTGGGGTACAAGCGTTTGCGGGGCTGTCCTCGTGTAACCCTTATGTTGCAAGGGTTTTAGAGGGTCAGGATTCGGGATTTTCTTCCAAATATTTTTCTATGTACTGAACTGGGTCAATTGGAAGCATTTTGATGGTCATTTCGCCGTTTTCAGCCACTTCTGTGACCTCAAACTGTAAAGAATCAAGCAGATGTGTGCCTACTTCTTCGTAGTCCTCAAACATATTCTGCTCTTCTTCTTTGGTCAACTTGTCAAAGTCAACATCAGCCATCTCAACCATCATTGAGGCTATGTGCTTCACAACGGATAGTCGTGCTTCAAAAACATTTGTCATGGAGTTGATTGTATCGGTAACTACCGCTATAGTCAAACCCGTCGGACACACGAAAAGATTGGAAAAACACACATGTCTATTACACCGACCACTATTGTTGGGAACCTCACAGCAGACCCAGAACTTACCTTCACTACAGGAGGAGCAGCAAAGTTGTCATTCAGCATTGCCGCTAACTCTTCGTGGGAAGATAAGGACGGGAACAAGCAAGAGAAGACATCATACTTTAATGTCATCGCTTGGGGTTACCTCGCAGAAAACACAGCGAATGTTGTAGAAAAGGGCATGGGCGTAGTTGTCGTCGGTTCCCTTGAACAGCGTGCGTGGGAAGACAAAGACGGACAGAAGCGTTCAACTGTAGAAGTTAAGGCTTCCGAAATTGGAATCCGAACTGGCTCTCTTGAATCAGTGGAGCGCCGTAAGGCAAAGGGTGATGCACAGCAGACAAAGACATCTGCTCGCAAGCCTGCGACTGCACCAGTCGCACCTGAAGACGAACCATTCTGATTCATTAATTAGTAAAAGCCCGCTCTTGGTTGAAAGACTGAGGGCGGGCTTTTGTTATTGTGTGTGAATGGCTGGTTCAACTGAACATCGAAGAGCCCCGCGTAAGAGTGTGGTTGAGATACGCAAAATAGGTTCGTGGGGAAACATTGTTTACCATCATGTACTTGAGTGCGGACACATAGAGAAGAAACCTCGTGCATCAACATCTCCGAAACTTGCATGTGCATGGTGTTTGCGTGCAGATGAAATTGAAAAAAGTTTAACGATGCTTGCTCTTCCATCTAATCGTTCAATTATTGACGACGAAGATTCTGCATCTGTTGAAACATCAATCATGTCTGCTCAAGCAACAATCGCTTCTCGTCTTGGAGTAAACACAGACGCAGTTGATATTGTTCTGCATGATGTGAATGGAACTTTAGAAATTAAATACGCAACAGTGTTTCTAAGTGCGAGTGAAGTCCGTAAGATGACGGGGCGTCAGTAGAGGGAGAGCAAAATGAATCAAGGAGACTTCGCACCTGAGGGTGGGTCGTGTATTGGAAAACCAACTGACTGGTGGTTTCCTCTCTTGAAAACTGGAACTCGTGAAGAAGTTGTAGAGTCACGAAAGACGACAGCATTAGCAAAAGCAGTTTGTGATGGTTGCTCAGTACGAGGAGAATGTCTTGAGTATTCATTGCGCTGGGAACCATGGGGTATTTGGGGCGGATATGACGAGCAACAGCGTGCAGAGATGCGCTGGGAACGACGAATCTCTTTGCACAGAGAAGGTCGTATTGTTTTTAGTGGCATAGGTTTGCGTGACGCTAACGGAGTCGGAGTGTTCGGACGAGTCCCGCGTGTCTAAACACATTGATGAATTCGTATCCAAATTAAAGGGTGTCAGAGAGACGGCTAACGGATGGGAAGCACGCTGTCCATGTCGCAATGATGACGACAACCCGTCACTCGCAGTTGGAGTTGACAAGTCAAATGGAAACATTCTTGTTACTTGCCATCGTGGGTTACCATGTTCATCAAAAGAAATCTGTGAAGCGATGGGTGTTACTCAAGCATCGTTGTTCGCACCAAAGAATCGTGAAACAGTGAAGAAAAATGAATTGACATTAGTGAAGTCATACGACTATACTGATGGAGAAGGAAATCTTTTATTCCAAAAGTTGCGTTACATTGACAGTGACGGCAAGAAAACATTTCGCCAACGCAAGCCTGATGGTCGTGGTGGATGGGAATACTCGCTTGGAGATACACCCAAGGTTCTTTACAACTTGCCGATGGTTCGCAAGGCAGTAGCAAAAGGTTTTCCTATTTGGGTTGTTGAGGGCGAGAAAGACGCAGACACTCTCATGGCTCTTGGTCTTGTAGCGACCACGATGCCAGGCGGGGCTGGTAAGTGGCTTGAGATTCACACAAACGAACTCAAAGGCGCACAAGTTGACATCGTTGCTGACAATGACGAACCTGGTCGTGACCACGCAAAGAAAGTTCTTGAAGAACTACTCAATGCTGGATGTGACGCAAAGGTGTGGTCAACACCAAAGCAGAAAGATGTAACAGACTTTCTTGCAACTGGTGGTTCGTTAGAAGAACTTATTGAACCCGAACTTGGTGCTGTCGTAGTTCTGGAGCCAGAAGAGCCCCGAGATATCTTTACTGATGCTCGTGACAAGATTGCAGACCTGTTGTCTCGTGATGACTTGACTCCACAGCAGATGGTTGTGAAGGCGAATAACATTGCCTCGGGATTAACGCAAGACAAGCCTGTTGACTTCGGTCGTCTTGTTGTGTGGGATGAGTTTGTAGAAGAAGAGTTTGACGACTCCTACGACTGGATTATTGAGGGTCTTCTTGAGCGAGGCGAACGAGTAATCGTTGTTGCAGCCGAAGGTGTTGGTAAGACAATGCTTGCACGACAGATGGCAATCCTGTCAGGTGCTGGTATTCACCCGTTCACTTATCAGCGCATGAAGCCAATCAGGACATTGACTGTTGACTTGGAGAACCCTGAGCGTATTATCAAGCGCACTTCTACAGACATTATGAAGAAGGCGAAGGCTCGCAGTGGCATAAAGCGTGTAGAAGCACAACTTCTCATCAAACCTGCTGGTCTTGACCTAATGAAGTCTAGCGATAGAGTGATTCTAGAGCAAGCCATTGAGATAGCAAAACCTGAACTTCTTGTTATGGGACCTCTATACAAGGCATTCGTAGACCCAGGTGGTCGCACATCGGAGTCAGTAGCCATTGAGGTTGCCAAGTATCTTGACTATGTCAGAGACACTTACAAGTGTGCATTGTGGTTGGAACACCATGCTCCATTGGGGGAGAGTATGAATAACAGGCAGTTGCGTCCATTCGGTTCCGCTGTGTGGTCCCGCTGGCCAGAGTTCGGTCTTTCTCTCACTCCTGACATCACATCAGGTGTTGCGTACACATATGATGTAAAACATTTCAGAGGTGCTCGTGATGAGCGTCAATGGCCTACTAAAATGAAACGAGGCACTCTCTTCCCGTTTGAGGTCCTTGAATTCGCAAAGGTCACCACATGAGCGACGAACGCAACAATAAAGTAATGACACGAGAGTTCCTCGCAGAGAGGGATTTGCGCATTTTCAAGATGCGTCAGGCTGGCGTTTCTGTCACAGAAATCGCTAGAAGGTTCCAAGTCTCAACAGCATCTGTCAACAAAGCAGTACAGAGACAACTGGAGAAGTTAAACAGGGAAGCCCTTATGGCGTACCCTGAGGTGCTTCGTATGGAGTTGGAGCGCCTAGATAACCTCCAAGCAGCCATTTGGCCCCTCACTCAGCATCGGAAGGTCTCCATGGACGACGGGACTGAGGTGGCCATGGAACCAGACCTCAAAGCAATTCAGCAAGTTCTCTCAATTATGGACAGGCGAACCAAGTTGCTTGGCATGGAAGCCACCAACATTAATGTTTCTATGGATATTCGTGACCAAAACTCAGTTAAGTCAACTTTGGCTGGTCAGGCTGCAGGTGCGGCTGCTATTGATGCATTTGACCCCGAAACGGAAGCCCGTAAGTTGCTTGAGATTATGGGTGCTTCAGGGGTATTGCCAACTGCTACAGTTCAGGGGATACTTGGTGCCTCGGAGCAACCAATACATGACGCAGAGATAGTTGAAGAAAATGACTGAAGAAAACAATATTGCATCAGCACTGGACAAGGCTATTGAGTCTGACATTGCCGTGTCAAGCGAAGTCTCTTC